ATTCGCAAGTTAACTTGGTAGGTTTGTATAGCAACCTCATTTTTTCATCCATTGCTGCATAAATCCTGCACCACATACTGCACTTGTAAGTGAGGCGCAAAAGGATAGGGTAAAGGTTAGCACTTCTGAATTGCCATAGTACATTCCAGTCATAGCGAATTTAACCGCCCAAAATGACATAAAAAGGGCTGATAATGCCCATAAGATTAAAGATAGTTTTGTTTTCATAGTTATAAATTATCTGGGTTTAATTCTACATTTAATAATTCTTCAAGTTTTGCACTCAAATGTACTTGTTTATTTCCGTTTGTGGCATCAATTAGCACCCAGCCACCTCTGATGTTGTTTTCTTTGTCATCTTCTTCAAATTCCCAGTGTAAAGTTAATTCAGTTTTCATAGTTATTAGTTTTAAATTTTGGCAAAGATAAAAATAAAATAATTAAATACAAATTTTGTTTTAATAAAATAATGTTGTAGGTTTGTCGAAACTTTTAAACACTAACAAAATGAAAATAACATTGCATTACATTCAACTTGAAGAAAAAATAAACAGATATATTACTGTTGAAAATCCTTTAATTTTTACCTATAATGGTATTGAATACAGAGGCTATAGAAAAAATGGATTTATTTATATTACAACTAATACCTAATAAAATGAAAGCAGCAACAAAAAAAAGAAGAGCAGAATTGATGTATAACATTACCTATAATATGAGATTAAGAACATCAGTTCAACCAATTGAAAGATTTAAAATATTTAGCTATGATAACTATATTAAATATTTCTCTGACAAGAATGATGGATTTGTTTACACTAAAATAGAAGACAATGTAATTTGGTCATTCAAATGGTTTTTTAATCTAATAGATGCAATAGACCTTATGAATGAAAACTCAAATAGTAATAAAAAATAACCATCTTAAAACTAACACAATGAAAACACTAATCCAACGATTACTCTTCGGTTACCGAAGCAATCCAGCAGCCTACATACCCAAAGGTGGCGCAATATTAACGCAAAAAGGTGGCAATGCTGAAGCCATACATTCAGCACTGGTATTACTTAAATTCCAAATTGAAAATGAAAAAAACTAAACCTAAACGCAAACTTGGCAGGGCAATATGTGATAGCTACGTTCACATCCCGAAACCTGCAACAATCACGCAAGAACATTGGGATATCTGGCTCAAGTACAATAGTGGGCTTACATCTGTTGAATGTGCAATGATTTTCGGGCTAAATGTACCCGAAATAACGAAAATAATCTCAAACATTGTAGAGAGGCTAAAAAACAAAAGCAAGTTAGCAGAAGACTGGAGTGAAGATTTCGCAACTATTGAGGCTGCAATGGATTTCAAACAACGAATAGCTAACAACATTTATATGGCTATGCGAAAGGCAAAGAAAATGAATACAAACGAAATATTAATAATGTCAGAACTATGAAAATCAATAAACCAACACCACAACAATTGCAAGAAATTTACGATGCAATCAAAAATATTAACATTGAAAGAGTCGAAACCTATGGCAGAAATGCTGGTAAAGGCGCATTCGTTACCATTGGCGAAAAGTGCTATATGACTCAAGAGCAGGTGAAGAACATTCTGCGAAATCGTGTTGCTAACTGGAAGCCACAACATTTTAAGGTCTATAACCTTGCAAAGCGATTTGTTAAAATTTGTTAACAGATATTAATAAACCTAAAATAAATTTGTAGGTTAAATTACTATAGTTACATTTGTGCCATATTAATTAATCAATCTTAAAAACTAAACACAATGACACAAGTAACAATCAAAACAAAAAGCAACTACAGAAACCTTAACGGAACTATTCAACCAGTTTATGAAATAGTAGGCACAAGAGTAACTTGCCTAATATTTGTTAATGAATTTCAAAAATCTGTTCAAGTTGACTTTCACATTTCAGAGGTAACATTTATCTAAATAACCAAAGGGGGCTAACAACCCCCATTTATAACCCCAATAAAACTAACAAAATGACAACAAAAGAATTAAAACAATTGCTAATTGATGGTCAAGATATAATGTTTGATAACGAAAAGTTTTGTGCAGAAACACAATCTGATGATTTTAAAGTTGCTCAATGTACTTTTACCAGTGCAGGAAGAATAAGTTTGCTGGATGGCTTTCAAATTAGATTTAATGGAGCATTATTTGTTTTCAAGACATTCGTTGCTTTTGAAAAAAAATTAATCAAATTAAAGCAACAATTTAGCTTGGAATTATCTGAATTATAAAAATAACTTAAAATAAATTTGTAGGTTAAATAAATTTAATTACATTTGTACCCACATTATTAATCAATCTTAAAAACACTAACAATGACAACAACACAATTAACAAAAAAAGTAGCATTCGGTTTCTCTCATTACGGACATTACAATATAGCTATCATCTTCAGAGGTAAGGGATATTCTTGCAAATCAACTAACACCAGCGCAACAGACCGCATTTCTGATGACAACGATGGTATCAATAACGATGCATATTACAAGACAAAGAAACAAGCATTTATTAGCCTATACAATGAGTGCAAACAAGCAAATAATTTAAGATAATTACTAACCAAACAACAACTAACACAATGACAACAATCAACATTACAAAAAAAGTTTCAACGCTAACAACTTGGCAAATTGAAAAATCTAAAGAACGTATCGAATACGAATCAGACAACGCTACGTTCTACGTTTGGAATGCAGATAATGAAATAACTGCATCAATAGACCTTGCAGATGCATTCTGGACTATGCAACTATGCGACTTGGCAGTATCTAATGACAAGCACGAAATTCAATTGAGTGGCAACAATTACATATCGCACACATCTTTTCTATCAATGGTATTAACCGAATTTTTACACAAAAACAAATAAATAAAATCAAATGACAATCAAAGGCACGATTAAGCGCATAGGCGCAACGCAAACAGTAAGTGATGGTAAGTTCTCAAAAAGGGAACTAATCTTAACTACGGCAGATCAATACCCTCAAGTGGTTTCAATCGAACTGCAACAGAAGTCCTGCTCACTTGCGGATTCATTGACAGTTGGTCAGGACATTGAAGCTCACATCAACATTCGTGGCAGAGAGTGGACAAGTCCGCAAGGAGAAGTTAAGGTGTTTAACACGATTGCGTGTTGGAAAATAGATGCAAACCCATTTACCGAAGCAGCACCAACACAACCGATTTCAACAGATGACCTTTTTTAATAATTAATAATACATAACTAACATGGAACAAAAAACACATTTCAAAAAATTACGCAACCCAAATTACATCGGTGGGTGGGATTTAACCGATGCCGATAAAACCGTTACTATTACCAAAGTGGACAAAGAGAAAGTTCACGATGGTAAAGGTGGCGAATCCGAGTGCTGCATAGTACATTTTGCCGAATGCAAACCGATGGTGGCTAACGCTACCAACTTAAAGCGCATATCAAAACTATTAGGCAGCCCATTTATTGAGGACTGGACTAACAAACAAATTGTGTTAACTACCGAAAAGGTTAAAGCATTCGGAGAAATGCATGATGCGGTTAGGGTTTCAACCAAGCCAGTGGTTAAACCAACATTGACCGGAGAAGCAATCGAAAAGGCTAAAGCAGCAATCGCTGCGGGATCGGTTACGATTGATGCAATTAAGAAAAAATACAATGTTACTAACGAGGTAGAAAAACTATTGACAAATGGATAAGATATTTAGAATTCACTGCTCACAAATCGGTAAAATCATGAGCAACGCACGCACTAAAGGCGAATTGTCAGCAACGTGCAAAACATTCTTAATGGAGTGGTATGCACAAGACCGCGAGCAGATTCATTCCAAGTACATCATTAAAGGTAACCTTGTTGAGATTGACTTAATCGATTTTATGGCCGAACAAATCGGTTTGGGTATGGCCGAAAAAAACGAGGTAACGGTGCATAACGAATGGATGGTTGGAACGTGCGATGTGATTACTAACTACCTAATTGTCGATGTTAAGGCAGCATGGTCGCGCAAAACATTGCAGCAACAAGCTATCGAGGGCATGAATCCTGACTACGAATGGCAAGGTCGCGGTTACATGGCATTGTATGAGCGACCTACGTTTATAGTTTTTCATGGCCTAATGAACACACCAGAGGAAGCTAACTATGATGGCGAGGTTGTGTATGATGACCTACCGGATAACGAGCGTTGGGTGGCCTATCAGGTGCAACGTGATGTAACTATTGAGCAACAGATTATTCAGCGCGTCATACAATGTCGCGAATGGTTGGAGGAATACGATAAAAAAATAGTTGCGACTTTGGGTAAAATTCATTAAGTTTGCAAAGTTGTTTCGGTTCGACACTAAAGAAACATAAACTTATTGGCCTATTTAATGGAGTGTAGAAGTCGAACCCTGCACGAAGTTAGATAGGCTTTTTTAATTCTTAACAGTTATGAAAATATTTTTAATTAAATCCCCAAGCGGAAAAGTTTACACCCTAAACGCTGATTCAAAGTTTCACGCAATTCAAAAATCAATAGTTAAGGATGACTTTAAATACACATCAAATCAATACA